TAGGTATCATATTTGCTGTCGTATTCCTCTTGCGTAATATACCCAAGCTCTAATTGTGCGTTTATGGATTTCAAAGACTCCTGCAGTGCTGTATTTGCACCATCCACTACGGATTCCGTATAGCTAGATATCTCACTTTGTAGATTTTGGAACGTCTCTGCATCAAGGTCTTTCCCTGAAAACTGAGCCTGAATTACTTGTAATTTTGCATTCGACTCTGCTTGTGATACAGCGGTCGTTATTTCATCTATCTGCGTAAGTAGCTCCGCAACCTTTTTCTCTGTATCAATAGTTAAACCACTTTCCAATGCTTCATTCAATATTTCATTAAGCTCTGTACTCAGTGCTGACACCTCATTATATAAAGATGAATAAAAAGTATTATTGTCTGTGTTAATAGATTCTGATTTCCCGGAACTTCCGAGAAGAAGCTTTGTTGCTATTTCTACTGTATATCCCTGGTTTGTTATGTAGTCCTGTGCGCTCTGTACATATTGCTTTGCCGCCTCAGCATAGTTCGCTAGTTCTTCATCTGATATATCAAGTCCTACGGATAGCTTCCAGTTTGTCTTATTAATTATTTTTGTTGCTTCCTCCATTGCCTCCAGAAAACCTTCTGATAAATTTACGGAGGACATTAAGTTTTCCAGTTGTCCGAAGTAATTACTACCTACGATGTGACGTGCTGCTGTTTCTAATTCTTTAATGGATAAAGTGATATCTCCGAAGTGCTCTGATAGATTCTGCTTTGCCATTTCCTTATTTAAATTAGATATATAGGTTGCCAAACCCATTGCACCACCAACGGCAACGCCTACCGCCAGTATCGCCGCTGCAAATGGATTTGTTAATAATAATGAAAGAGACTTAAAACCACTAACGACTGAATTTATTCCCTTTGCCACTTTATATGTTGCAATGGCAGATCCGATTCCTACAAGAGTAGATCCTACTACATTTGGGTTTTTTACCAACCATTTTCCAAGTGAAATTACCGGTTCGGCAAAATCTATAAATGCAGAAGTATATTCTTTAATTTTCCGTATGACTGTAGGAAGGTTTTCTTTAAAATTATCTATCATATTCGGTATTACTTTATCTGATAGATTTTCAGCCATATCAGTTCCTGCTTCTATAGCATCTCCTAATGGTTCGCTATATTCGTCGTATAGTTGTATTCCAAGTCCAGTTATACTATTTCTGAACATTTGTAATTTACTCTCGTTAGTTTCATATCTTTTCTCCGCTTCTTCAGATAATGCAGTGTTTTCTTCCCATGCTTCATTTGCCATACCAACTGCTTTGGTCATAAGTCCATTAGAATTAGCAAGGCTTAATATGGTGTTAGAAAGTCTTACTTCTGTTAGTCCCATATCATCAAGAATAACTGTTGCTGACTTGCCATTTCTCTTGGTATCATTTAATCCATCAATAAATGAGGATAAAGCTCCGACTGCATCTTCTTGAAACGCTGTTTGAAATTCTTTAGATGACATATTTGCAGTTTTAGAAAACTGTTTTAATAATCCATCCTCTGTTTCCACAGATACCTGCATTTTCTTAAGAAGCTTACTCATAGCAGATCCGCCGGCTTCTGACTCAATTCCTACGCTCGACATTGCAGTTGAAAGTGCCATGATCTGTGATTCACTTAATCCAGCTAATTCTCCACTGGATGCGAGTTTCGTTCCCATGGCTACGATATCTGCTTCTGTTGTAGCAAAATTGTTACCCATCGCTACAATAACGGATCCAAGGTTGCTGTATTTGTCAGCCGTCATTCCTGTTATATTAGCAAACTTTGCTAATGAACTAGCTCCCTCAGTAGATGTCAAATTCGTAGACTCTCCCAAGTCAATCATTACCCTCGTAAAATCTAATAGAGTATCTTTTTCTATTCCAAGCTGTCCGGCTACCTCTGCAACTCCGGCAATCTCATTTGCTGTTGCCGGTATATCGTTTGCCATATCCAAAATTTCTTGTCTTAAATCTCCATATTCTGCTTTAGTTGCTTCTGTGGTTTTTTTAACTCCTGCAAATGCTGATTCAAATGACATTCCTGCAACAGCAGATGCAACGGTTATTACAGCTATTGCTGATGCTGCTACTTCAGCTGCTGTTTTTACTGCTTTGAATGATTTTGATGCGGCAGAGCTTATCTTACTAAATCCTTTATCTATATCAGAAAATCCCTGACCAAATGAACCTCCAACACTGTTTGATACTAAAGAGGCTTGTTTTGCAATATTTTGCAATTCACTTTTTGTCAATTTTGTACTTTTAGTAAATGATTTTTCAACTTCTCCGGCGATTTTTATTGCCAGCTCGTACTCTTTGCTCTTTGCCAATATTCGCAACCTCCTTTGCGACTTCTTTTAACTCAAAAACAGACAGGTCTTGCAAATAATCAAGACCTGTCTGAAGTGTTAAGGATAATCTAATTGTTAATTTTCTTATATTGTCGCTATCATTAGGATTTAGTCCTGCCCGAAGAAAAAAGACACTACTTTATTTTTAACTTTGACTGCTTCCTTGGGATGAAGTCCATTAAAGAACTCTATCGGAAGCTTTGTTGCCTTTGCAGCAATAATGACTGCATACTGCAATGACATCTCAGGGAGAAAACTAAACGATCCGGATCGGTCAAGAACCTTGTTTGCTGCAATCATATCGGATGCCTTTAAGTTATCAAGTCCACTTAAATCAATGCTGGTATGTTCTGTCCCTTCGTAAATATACGGCTTTTTAAAAGTAATGACATATTCATTATCTTCCACTTCTACTTCTCCAGTGAATGTTTCCGTTTCGATAGACTCAATTGCTGTCTGCTCTTTATCCTTCATTAGCAATATTTCCTCACTTTCTCTAATAAATCAACGCCGTTTATTTTGTAAACATAGTTTAATTTGTCAAGTTCCAGTTTTTGAGTTCCATCCACTTCGATCATGATGTACAGTACCTCAACAGTAACAGATGCATCCATTTGAGTACCATTTTGCATCTTTCCAGGCTTAAATGCCTTTTGCTTTCCCCTGATCACAATTCTCATACCTTTAAGGTCAAGTGCTGCTGTGCTTTTGTCAGTCATCTGCACTGCTCCTCTTAGCGTCAGGTCCAATGTCTTCAATGGGTTCATAAGTGTAAATATATCATCATCCAATATACGGAATGGTACTTCCATTTCCATTCCATTGTACATACCAACCAGCACTGTTTCGTATTCTCCCAGAATACCTGCTCCACTGATTGTTTCTGTCATGGCATCAAAATCAGGAAGTGATACCTCATTTGTAATTCCGATTAGCTGATTGCCTCCTTTATATGCATTATAACTATGAATTACTTCAGGAATACCTGTCATGCTTATTCACCTCCAAGTGCTGCTTCAATCATGCTAGGATCAAACTCTAAGACGTTCAGAATATCCTCGGCAGGAGTGTAAGGTGCAAGATATTGCTTGAACTGAATTTTACCGTTCAAGATATCCGTTATCGGGTTATCATCTGCGCTGAAAGTGATTTTTGCGCCGGCGCATTTTCCTTGTGATACTAAGCTGTTTCCCCTGATATTTTCAGAGTCAATAATTGATTCAATAAGTTGGTAATTTGCAGGATTATCTACTTTGTTTGCGTAAGTAAGGATAAAACTGTTTCCCCACCATGTGAAGAAGCGGCGGCAAGCTATCCAACGGTCCTTAACATCTGTGATTGTAGGATAACATGCTGTATTGTTTCCCCATGCTTTCCATCCGTTCATGTTAATTGCCGTTACAATACCTTGTCCATTCAGGAGGTTTGCCTGCATCTGGTCAAGTATTACCTCTGTTCCATCTGCCAGAACAGTACCGCCGATACCAAGCAGTTTATTTGACGGTGAAAGGTTTGGAACATCATCACTCGATGCATCCGTGTATGCCACCAGAGCTCCATAAATTGCAGAGAATGCATATTGCTTAGCTCCAAGCTTTACTTGCGGCCATAAAACAATTGAATGTTTATTTATATAGGCACTTTCGATTTTTACATCATTGCAATCGGTATACTTCACTGCACCTGTTGCAGAACTGTCTAAGTCAAGGATACTTTCGCATTGGAATACTCCATTGATGTCTGTACACTTTGCTGCAAGTGCAGCTCCTACCATGGCAATATGGCTCCATCCCGGAGCTAACAATAAGCCTGGTGTCATTCCAAACTTAGGATAAACCTGGCGAACTAGCTCTAATCCTTTTTCAGCTCCGGTTGCTACATCTAACCCACCGATGATATCTGCTGAGGTAACAAGTGAAGCATCTATTTTATTACCGCTGATAGTGAGGCTTGCTGCGGCTGCTCCTGCTGCTAATAAAGTAATAATCACATATCCGTCATCATCAAACGATGCGACATAATCAGTACCCTTTATCAGTGTTACTGCTGCTGCCTTAACTACCAATGATGCAAGCAATAATCCCTTGATTTTTACAGTCGTCTGTTTATCTACGACCGCATATGCTGCCTCTGGTACTGCTGCCTTATGTGTTGCCGGATTCAATACATTGCAGAGAATAATTGGTGCCACGTTGAAAACTCTAAAACATGCATCCATACTCTGACATAAAGTATAATTTGCGAAATCATCACTATAACCGAGTTGCTGAACAGCCTCTGCATAGCTGTAAGCAACGATTAGTTTATTTGTAGCACTGGATGGATCTGTCAATAAATTGATCGGTGCAGTTCCGAATATTACCTGCAGTCCTGCTGTTCCTTCAACCGGTACAGCCAGACTTGTTGGATTTTCTAAAACTCTAATTCCATGGTTGTAAGACATTTGTTATGCTCCCTTCTTGGGCTTATACTGCTTTGCATTTTCTATGTAGATATGCATTGCTCCCTGCTTGCTTTCAATTTCTTTTAACGCCATCGGAAGTTTATTGATAGGTATCAACAAGCCTCCAATGGCAGGTACTTCTTCGATTACTGCTTTTAAGGCATCTGGTATACCGTTATTAAAGAAGGTGTTCTGGGTAGCCACACCTGCGATGGTCTGTCCCACATATACCATCGTTTCTATTACGGCTTTCTTGTTTTCTTCGTTCATCACCGTCTCTTCTTCAATATTAGCAGATGCAAATAGTGATTTAGTTGTCTCTGTTACTGCTTCATTATCAGTTTCCACATCGGTTATTTTCTTACTCATGTGTATTGGCTCTCCCTTCTAATTGCTCTTGTTTTCCATACCATTTCAATAGCTCCGAAATAATATGGATATGTATCATCATCCTGTAGCACCCATGTGAATGGGGTTTCTTCATCGTCTCTCATCACATATTTACTCATAAGCACTGGATTTTTGGCGAACCGTTCATAGATCTTCTGGATTACATTCAGTATATCCTTATGACCATTCGTATCTGCGTTATCATCGAATGTCCCAATCATTAGCCTAGTCTTTACTAAATGCGCTGAACCTTCTTTCATGTCACCAGAATCTAATCTGACTATGATATACGGATATGGATCCTCTGCTTCATCATTCTCTCTGATTGGTAGGCTCTGCCCGAATATATTCGGCTCTGTGAATGTTGTATTTCCTGAGGTATCTATGGTCGGTGACTTGAGTTTGAAACCTGTAAACATAACCTTAAGCTCTTCAATCAGATCATTCTGCAATTCGTATGCGGTCATTCATCATCCCTCCAGTGCTTGTGATATATATTTATTTAGGTTATCTTGTAATTTTTTATAAATATCCGGTTCAACCACTCCGAATACTTTCTGTTCGTTACCGAGCATTTTAGGAATGGATGTACTATAAAGTATTTTTACCGGCAGCCTCTTCTTTGTCATCCTTTGTGCAACCGATACATGGCCGCTTTTAAATTTAATGACAAATGCTTTAAGATCACCCTTCTGCAGCTTTTTCATGCTGTTTTTTCTTAATCCTTTCGCCTTTACGATAATCGGCTTATTTTCTCCTGTCTGAACTCGAGATGGTGATACTTTGAAATCTTTTAATTCAGTAACGCTGCCAGTCGATCCAATGACCGCTTCAAGGTGGCTTTTTGTCGCGTTTTTAACTGTCATTGCCTTATTGAACCGTCCTATTTTCATGACATATGTCTTTTGCGCCTCGATTGCAAGTTGCTTTCTGGCCTGCTTAGCAGTCTCATTTATGGCTTTCTTTAAGACATCCGGAGCTTTGCTACTTACGTTATTCAACTTCTTTTCAATAGCATGTATCGTTATTTTCTCGACTTCTACAGTTATCAACTCTTATTCGCCTCCAGCGTGATTGAATACAAACCGTCTTCATCGATAGCATCAGCGACACGATACCGCTTTCCATCCAGGATTAATTGCTTTCCCTGTGCAGGAAACGGTCCATATTCACTGCCGCTGACATAAATCAAGACTTGCTTTATATACATTCCATCCACAATCTGTCTTTGAGCTGCTCGCTTCTCCCTCTCAAGGTGTTCGTTATTATCAATAATAACTTTCATAGATTTACCATCAATGGTGTGGAGGTCGGCAAACTCTAAACTATTCATAAAATTATTTGATATATCTGACTGAATGATTTCCTTGAAAGTTGGTAGACTCATTTTGCATCACCTTATCCTAATAATTTGACAAGGACAGTCGCATCTGCTGCGGCAGCATCCGCTACTGCATATCCAGCATGTGTGTTATCTGTCGCTGTTGCAGTAATTGATGTACCGTTGAAATAAACAAGAGTACCCCGCGTAATTGCTTCGGCGGCGGTCTTGTCCATCTCAAAAACCCCAACGACAACGACTGTACCTGTTTCACCTGCAGCAATCGTGGTCCCTGCTATACCAACTCTGGTTACAAGGTTAATGACAGTATTCGCTTCGATAGCCGAAACTGTACTGTTTGTATAATCTAGGGTTTCACCTTTCTGCCAATATGTAGCTTTCATGTATTTTACCTCCTATTCTTTATTTTTAGATTGTTGAGCCAAGGTTTTTATAGATTCCCCGGAAGTCACGAACAGCGATACCCCAGTCAAGGAAAATATCCCATGTGAATCCTAGAACGCCAGGAGCTTCCATACGTCTGATGGTCGGTGTTTCCTGTCCATTCAAGTAATCTACCTGGATGCCTTTTGCGCTTGAAGGAGCAGCCGTCAAAAACCATGGAACTTTGTTTGTGCCTGCGAGAGCATTTAGTACCGGACTCTGAATTGGTTTCAATGGATAGTTGTATAACGGATTGATATCGTTGTTTGCGGATCCGGTTACCTGTGTAGAACGGAATAAAACAGCAAGATCAAATTCATATCCAACACCAACAACTAAGTTCATTGGTGTCATATAGATCGGCTTTCCAAATGGATCTGTCTGCTTCTGCATCTGAAGGATTGCTACCTGGATAGTAGCCTGGCTCGGTGCAGCTCCTGCTCCAGAGATCATGTTTTTATGATCGACATGGAATAATTCCTTGCCATCATAAATCTTGCCGTTGTTGTAGACTAAAGTATTTACCTGCTCATCAATGGTTTTCTTTGCGCTCATTGCATAAAGTCCGGGGATTTCTGTTAAAAATCCAATATCATCATTAATGAATGCCTGTCGGCTCATGCTGAACTGGCGGCCATAGGTATCAAGTTTTCTATTGGGTAATGACTCGGTTGATGGTTTATCACCCTTCAGTTCTCCGTTTTCCGGAACTTTCAAGAAGCTACCTGCGCCCCCGATTATGTACTGATGGTCTGAAGTTGTCTTAAAGTCTTTTAGGCTGCCTTTTTGTGTCCATGCTTGGAATGTTGTCGGTACCTCGTTGTAAACTTGCACGATATTCTTTTCAATCGTGGTATCGAGGATTGCCGGGAATGCAGCTGTCGGATTGTAAAATTGACGACTTACCATAGTGAGTATCTCATCATGATCCATTCTTCTCAGCGACAGTTCATTCTGACCTTCTCTTACGAGACACTCGATGGCAAGTTCTTTTAAGCTCATGCTTCTAAGATCTCTTGCTCCATCAGCCGGTTTAGTAACAGAAGCTCCTGATCTCATTAAAAGTGCATCTGATGCTGCTGCGCGGAACTTATCGCCTTCATCTTTAATTATTGCAGCACCAATCGGAGTACTCTTTTTTCTTAAGTTCTCGATTACAGCTGCTGTTACGTTCTCAACGGAAGTTCCGTTCTTAATGTATTCATCTGTTCCAATTTCA